ACTGCAACTTCTTCTGCTGTGTTGCTCAGAGATTGTTCGATCTGCTTGATCCATCCACTTACGTCACTAGATCCAATTTCTTCTACATCACCCACAAAGTCTGTGACTTCGTCAATGGCGGCTGTTACTTTTTCTGGACCGTACTTGCTCAACAGGTCCGAACGTTGCATTAAAATTCTACGTGTGATAGCACTGGCCACTGGACTGTCTTCCTGGCCTTCTGCCATTTCAGGCTTGGAATTATTCATTCCTGATAGTTCTTGCAAACGAGCTATTGTATCCTGCTCGCCTTCGTACATGCTACCGCACTCGTTTAATCCGTGTTCTGGGCAGTGTTCGCCTTCGGCAGTGTAGTTGCATGATCCATCTGTTTCTTCTTCGCCAAATGCATCTTGTGCGGCGCTGCCTAGTTTGGCACCAGTCATTGCACCACCTGGACTCTTTGTCAGTGCGGCACCACCAATGCCACCTACTATTGCTCCAAGCATGCCATCTTGTAACAACTCGTTGTTCATTCCGCCATCAACTGAATATTCTTCATCATCTTGTTCAGCTACAGGAGGGGGCGGAACTTCGGCTGGTGCTTCTGCCGGCACAGCAGGTGCTTCTGGAGCCACTGTAGCAGGAGCCAACTGTTCTGATTTAAGTGCGTCTAACACAGTGTCAAAATCATCAAATCCTTTACTGGCCATATCAGTGATACGTGCAATAACCAAACTACGGCAGTCAGCGTCAGGATCTTGTTCGGCTAAATCTTGCAGTTGATCAAACAGAATGTCGTCGCCGACCAAACTGTACAACTGTTCTGTTGCATTGGTTGCATCTGCACCAACTGGTAGTTCTTGTGACAACAGAGCAATGAGTTCTTGCTGTTGCTCTGGGGTGTTGGGTGTTGCCCATGTGCCTTCTAATAGGTTTTCGGCCCAGGCTTCAAATATGTTTGCTTCTTTCATTGCAGTTCCTTGTTGTTGTATACGGGCCAAGATAGGCAAGGCCTGTTCAATTCGCGAATCAATTGTTTCTTGAACAAATAGTGTTTTAATGTCTTCGATGATTACATCTTGTTCTGTTATGTCGGCAGGATTCCAGCTTTCAAAGTAGCTGTTGTATCCACGTGCGGAGGCCAGTCCTTTGAGAGTCCGGCTCATTGTGGCATGGTACACATTGGTTTCATTCACTAGGTTGGCAGTGTCGCCTTCAAACACACGGCCATGACTGGCTCTGCGGAAACGGCTCAGCACATTGAGTTCTTCCACCATGTTGGCAATGTGCTGTCCACGCATGTCATAGGGTCTGCCACCTTGACGCACATGCTCTACCATGGCGCGGCCGCCTGCTAGGTTGCGGAATGGTAACTTGTAGCGTTCACCTTCGGCTGTTTCCAAAAACAAACTTTCCACTTGGCGGAAACGTGCCTCATTCACGCCCATTGGACGCTTGTGACGTATCATTAAGCGCACAGAATCTGGGCCACCATTCCAACTGATGTTCTTTGTGCCGTTCCAACTTTCGTATAGGCCTTCTTTGAGTGCAGCCTGTCCTTGCATACTGTACTTGAGTCGATTGATGTTTTGACTGCCAAAAGTCATAAAATTCTTTGTGGCAAAGTTCTTAAGTTGATGTTGGAAATCGTACCATTCTGTTTTATCTTTGCTGTCCATGCCGCGTCCAACATTGTCACCACTGAACAATTCCAAGTTTTTATCATCTCCCAGCATGATAACCACTGTGCCGTAGTTGGTGCCGCTGGAACTGACAAATTCAAAACTATAAATTTCAGCATCTTCTGCTGAAGGTGCGGCTTTGCCAGAGCTGTCTAGTATTTCTGGGTCAAAGCCACGTGTGACCAATAGGTCAAAAAGTTGTTTTCCGGGAGTATTCTGTGCCATAGTGTTCTATTTATCCAACTTGGCCTTAACGCAGTGTGGCAAAAAATGGCATGGGCTCTATCATTGTGTCGCCAAAATCACGCATCTGCGAGTCCATTTCTGTGTGATAGTTCTGCAACAACTGCATCATACGTATGGCCAACAGTGTGCTCATTACCAAGTCGTCTGTTTCCCCGGGCTTGGCAGCATAGCTTGTTCCGTGTGCCACAAACGTTTTGAGCTCTGAAACTAGTGGAGCACTGTTGACGGTCATCTTTTTAGATTCTACTAGAATTTTTAACTTGCTACAGGCCGATAGTTTACTTTTGTTTGTGGTGTTAAAGCCTTTTCTAATTCTGCGGCTGCCGCCGGCCACAGAGTTATCACTTAGAAAATACCCTTCAATGTTTTCTTCGCCAAATTCAGCGATTGAAATCAGTGCGGCTTCTCCAATGGTGTTGTTCTCTACTGAGTAGTAAATGCTTTTGGGATCTTTTACAGTTTCATTAATGTGTTTACATACATCAGATAAGATACGTATCTGTGCCGGGATAGTGGTTCGATTATGGCGCCATTCAGCCACTTGTATGGTAGTATTGGCTTCAAACACCTGTATGGCAGCAGGATCGCCGCCTGTGCCCAAACTTGGATCCAAGGCTACAACATACAGTTTACCAGCCTCGGGCTTTTTGTACCAGCGTACCTGTCCTGTTCTGTACAAGGGTTCATGTTGACCTGCCAGCTCAACCAAGATAGCCGGTGCAATCAGTGTTTCATCGTTGATAATGAACTCACAGCCAATCTCTCGGCGGAATCGATCTGTTCCCAACTGTGCTTCCATGCTGGCGCCCCATGCGTCATCACGGTCCGGATGCTCTTGCCAGAAACTACGGAATGCTTTAAAGCTGTTGATGCCTAGCGGTGTTGGGTTGCCGTACTCATCTTCACACTTGTTGGCGCTTTTCCACAACAGAGCAAATTGATCTTCGTCTGAATTTGGGGTTGACGTAATAATGGCCTTACCACCAGTTGCCAGTGTGGGACTAATACTGGTCCAAAACTCTTTGGCAATGGTGGGTCGAACAAACGCAAACTCGTCTGCGTACAGCAGTGAGATACTCATACCACGTCCAGTTGTTTCTGTAGTTGTTGCCGATATAATACGACTGCCGTTTTCAAAGTCTATTGAGCCTTTATTGTAGCTGGTGACGCCTGCTCTGATATGGTCTGGGCACAGCTCATAAGCAAATCTTATACGTTGCATGATCTCTTGTGCACCTGTGTATTTGTGTGCGGCAATTAGAATGGTTGAGTCTGGTACAAACATTGCATACCACAACAGATATCCAGCCGCTGACGTTGACTTGCCTGTTTGTCGAGGCATCATTGAAATACTGAAACGATAGTTGTGATACACGTTGATCAGGCGTGCTTGGTACTCAAACGCATGATACAGCATCTTTCCTTGTGTAGGATGCTGTATATAAAAGAAATGATCCAGGAAGTATGCAGGTCCTGTCACAGGGTCTGCACAGTCCATAAATTCTGTTATTTCTGACTCTGAGAAAGATTGGCGTCGGTGCGGGGCTTTGATCAGTACGCCTTCTAAACTTTTAGCCATTTGCAAACTCCGGCCATAATTTTACAAATTTTCCTGCGCTGTTAGGATGATACTGTGTTTCGATTTCTGTGATATGTTGTTTAAATTTTTGCAAAATTACAGGTTGTTCCTGTACGACATTGCGATATGTGGCCAATGCATTGTCAAAAAACAATCTCTCAACAGGTGTTGCTAATCCTGTGGCGTAAAAACGTTCAATCTCTGCGGCTGCCAATTTGGCAACACCTGGGCCGTGTAAGAATGGATCAAGGTAATCAGGTTGGAACAAGTTTTGCCACAGTACCGATACACCTTGTTCCTCTGCCCACTCACGCAATTCTGTAACACGAGTGGCATTGTAGATGTTATATACCGCATGGATGCCGCCCCAATGACCAGAATTGGCGATTAGTTCTTTGACCGTGGCCAAGTTGTGTTTTAATAACGCCCATTCACCACCATGACGTACATATTCAAATCGGTCACCAATGTTATCAAAGCTCATGCTCCACCCAACTCGGTTCCGTTGACTTAGTTTGTTAAAGATTTTGTTTTTGTCTAAATCCACGCTCATGTTGGTGATCAGTGTCACAATAGCATCTTGTGGAATAACATCCAACAGTCGTTCATTCTCTGGCAACAACAAAGGCTCGCCGCCAACTAAGGCCACTTCATGTATGTGTTCTTGGTGTTGTTCAATGAAGTCGCACACTTGTTCATAGTAAGGACGCGAGCCTGATTTAAAAGGAATACCTTTGAGGCTGGCCCACTTACTACTACAATATTCCATGCAGTAGTTACAACTTAAATTACAAGTGGTGTTCCAGCGTATATCAATAATAACAGGATAGTGATATTGTGAGCCTGCGGTAGCATAATCAAAATTGAGATTTACATTGTTGTGCCAATCACGCTCTGATCGGCCACCATGTCGTTCTGCTTGCACACAGTTGGAACAGTATGCATGTGGCCGGCCTTGTGCAATAGTACTGCGGATTTCCTGTAACAGATCTCCGTTGAGAATTTCAATGATGTTGTTGGTGTTTAAGTTGCCCAGCATGTTGGGATCGCCTGCACAACAGGTTTTAACATCGCCACGTGGGTTTATATGCAGGCCACGCCAGGGGGCTGCGCAAAAGAAATTCGTCATCCTGTATTTACAGGAGTATCATTGGCACCAACTTGTTTTGGCCTCACCGTAATACTCACGGGCAAAGCCATTGGCAATTAACTGTTGACGTAGGCTAACACCGTTCAACAGCACATCGCCCAGCACACGTCCACCATACTTGTCCCAGTCCATCAGCACAATCTGTCTTTTTTGACTGGCAGCAATCAGTTGTTTGGTAAATGCTGAGGCTGCTTCACCTCTTTGTGCTTCACTGGCACACTGCGCACGATGTCCCTTTTCTGGAGTGTCTACACCGTACACACGAACACTGAGTTCCGGTTTCAGTGGTGCGGGTAACCAGGTGGCAGCAATGCCCACTGTGTCTCCGTCAATCACTCTGGTAATCACAGCGTCATATACAACACCGGGTTTCTGTTTGAGTTGTGCTATGGCCAGTACAGGCACAAGTGCTAAAAGAATTAAAAGTTTTTTCATAAGGATACCTATTAGGTGTAGTACACAATTTCGCCAGTGGTGGGATTGTAGGCCAATTGCAAAAATCCCACAGGCAATCCTGCACTGCCACCGTTGGTAATTCCGGCAGCAATCTGTGTCAACGCACCCGAGCTGTTGCCAATAAACACTTGATCAGTAAGTTGATCAACTACCAGTTCGCCCGGTCTAGCATTGCCGTTGTAGTTTTCTATTGTGACTTGTGCATTGTCTTTCATCACTGCACGGCTGATGCCGGTAATGTCGTCGTATGGTGGTGGTGGATTGGCCATTTATCGTGGATATCCCTTAAAGGCTGTTACAGGGCTGGTATAATTTACCAATGCTGGTTCTAAACTGTTTGGCGTACTTATTTGTATTTTTTTAGCAGGCAATCCGGCCATTTTTAATGCTTGATCAATCACTGGTTCAACACTGTCATTGAATCCAGCAATTACTGCGTCTTCACCAAATGCTGCTTTGGCGCTCCACGCAGGTATGTTGTCAGTAATGCCATCTGTTCCTGCATCACTTCTAGCACGGGCCATTGCTACACCTAGTCGATATATTTGATATGGATCTGAGGACTGTACACCTGGCAACACAAACACATGATTCATAGGATCTGCTTGCTCGGGTGGCAGTGTTGCTTCTTCTCGAAGAAATTCACGGGCTCTCATCGGGGATACCCTTGGAATCCTTGCACAGGACTGCGTTTATTTGTTGAATCTAATTCTTTGCTTTTTAAATCGCCGTGGTTGAGATCTTCGTAGTCTGATCCCACAGCCTGGAATGCTTTTTCTATCATATCCTGTTCAACGTCGGTGTAGGGCATGGCCACGTTGTAACGGCCGGCCCAGGATTCATGATCTATGGTTGGAACAAATGTGCCATCTGTACACGCGGCAGCCATCATGACTCGATTCAGTTCGTAAACTCTATCGGCTAGATCCTTGTCTCTAAACTTGTTGAGTCCAACTGTGGCTTGACTTCGTCGTTGACCAATCTTGCCAACCTGTTTCTCAATGAGAAACTCGTGGGCTCGCATGTTTATGCACCGGCAGCGTTATACACACCGGACTGTGCAGAACTTGCTGTGCCCAGGGCTGTTGCAGTTACATTGGCACCAGCAAGGATAAGACGATTTCCTGCGCCAACATAAATTTCTTGTACTGTTCCTGATGGCACAGAAACCACGTTGGCATACAAGTTACCAACAGCAGATGCTGATCCCAGTGCTGTTGCAAACACTTGGTACGTGACATCTGCACTGTTGGCAGCAATAGAGGCTTTGTCTGTGGTCCAAACAATGTTGCCTGCGGCGTTGATTACTTGAATAGCCATGGTTTACTTTCCAAATGTTCGGTATAAGTTCAACAAGTTCTGTTCAACTTTTGCACTTTGTTCCATGCTAACTTGTCTACGCAGTTGACTTGCCAGTACCGGCACAGTGGATTGACCTGTACTCTTGGGACCATTCAATCCACCCGAGTATTGCAGTGCATTATCGCTGGTTTCAGTGTTGCTGGGCCAGTTTGGATCGTTTTCGTCAACCATCTCACAACCGCATGGTGATGAACCACATGAACTACATGATCCAGATTGCTGACTTAGCCCGGCCATCTGTAACAATTCTGCCAAGCGTTCAGCATCTTCGCCATCGGCATTTACTGTGATGCTTTTGTTGCTAGGATGGCCGTCGTCTGAATTTTGACTCATGTTCACCGTAACACTCATGCCTTCTGTGATCAGAGTTTCTAGTTGTGCATCCAGTGTTTCGTAAACACTGCCACCAAACTTGAACTTGCTATTGGACTTTTTAGGCTCGTCTTCTTTGACTTCGTCTTTCTTGTCATCATGCTCAATGTCTTTGGCTACCTTCTTACCGGCTTTTTCGGCCCGGTCGTCTTCGGCACCACGCTTCTTGCCATGAATGCCATCTTTTTTCTTTTCATCATACTCAATGTCTTTGGCCACTCGCTTGCCGGCCCGTTCTGCATGGCTATCTTTTTTAGCAGTAGACTCTGCTTCTCTAACTTGTGCGTCGCCCGACTGTTGATTTTTAATCATTGTCATTGCCGCATACAGAACAGATTCTAAACGACTGGCATATCCTTGTGGGAATTCGCCACCGCGCTGTGCTTGCTTTGCTATTGCTCGAATGTCAGCAAGGTCGTTGTAAATTTGTTGTGCCTGTCCTTGGTCATGGCCTTCTTCCATGTCACCTTCTTTGACTTTGCGTTCGCCTTTGTGCTTGTAGGCTTTGGCAGTTGTACGCTCTGGCGCTTTTTCTGGACCCTTTGGACGACCGCGGCCACGCTTGTCAATGGTGTTGCCTTCGGCATCTGTTTCTGACCCAACTGAGTTGCCTTGCGCATCAACTCTACGAGTGACAACTCGACCAGTGGCCGTGTGCTTGGTATCATGCTTGGCACCGTGTGTGACTTCGCCTGTGCGCGGAGTGTCAGTGCGTGGCTTCTTGTAGTTGGTAAACGGATTTTTATCATCATCTTCGTCAACACTGCTGGTGTCTGTGAATTCTTTACCACCTACTTTGAACTTGCCGCCCTTTGGTGTCTTGGCCAAAGCACCGGTAAACGCATTGCCTTCGTCGGCCACTTGTTGTCTGCCGCCCAGTGCATTACGCATGGCTTCGGCAGCTACATCGCCCAGCATTTCGTCAACTTCTTTCTTGGCACCGGCAATCTTGTCGGCAAAAGTGATTTTGTCTACAGGAGGTGCCAGTGCGGCAAATGATTTTTGCTTGGCAGGTGACAGTTTTTCTTTAACTTGTTTTGGATTAGGTTCAGCACCAGGCTTCATACCAGTTTGTGGCATGTCCATTTTGCGTTGCAAGTCACGTATCATGTCTACGTCGTCACCGTGGCCAACTTTGTTCAGTACAGCGCCGCCGGCTTTTTTAGCCATTCCGCCAACTTTTTTCACCACATCAACTAGACCTTCGTCTACTTCTTTGTTGTCATACCGGTCATACCGGTTGCGAATCGGATCCAACGACTTGCCCTCACGTCCTGCTTTGGCCAGGGCCTGCATGCCTTCTTTGCCGTACTTTTCGTAGCCTTTGGCAGCACGACTCATGTCACGCTCGTTCAACGGTGCGGCTTCTGGTCGGGCAGCAATGCCGTCTAGTGTTTTGTTTAGGTTGTGGAAAAAACTCATTTTATTATCCTTTAGGGTTGTAGCCTGTTGCTGGCCGGGGTGGACGCTTGATGTTGGTCATCGGGCTCTTGTTGTTCATTGGTAAACTGTTTGTGGTCACAGCAGGAGGTGTCCGACCACCAGCCACTGTGAAGTCACTGCGATAGGTATTTTTCAGCACTGCATGGTCTTCTGGAGCAGCCGAATAGTCCTTGTACAAGGCCTTCTGTTCTGCGTTGGGTGCTGGATAGTCTGTGTTGGTCAACAGGTCTTTGTTTTGTTTTTCAACATCCACGGCCTCTTTGTCATAGTTGTTTTCGTATGGCACAGTCAACATGCACACACGATTTGGATCAATGCCCAACAGTTGCGCAATCTGCCGAATCTGTGGTTCGATTGCTGGATAACGGAATTCAACATCCATGTGTGTACAGCTTTCGTTTTCGATGGCCGGAAAGTCTGCTAACCGGACCTGAACAGGCGACGTTTTTGGAGCAGACATTTTGACCACGTCAAATTGACGAAGTTTTTCTCCCAGTGCCCGAACTAGATCTTTGGGAGTATCACCTGCAATTTTGATGCGGTAATTGTATACTCTTTCGTTCTCTGCCAGATATTCTTTAAAATGTTTCATAATCGATCCCTATATGATATTTATGCTTGTTTATTCTTTTGGTCTCTTGTGCCAATAAGTCGATCCAACAAATCATTGCGACTCAGCACTTGACCTTCGGCAGTTTCCACAGACTCTGGTTCGTTATCACCTGTGCGTTTTTCCCGGTCCAGATCCAGTTTGGCCTTTTGTAGCTGTAGTTGAATCATCTTGAGTTTCTTGTTCATCTTGGCTGTTTTAGCAGTGAGTGCATGCCCCAGCATGGCACCTGCCACTGCAAAGATTTCACTGGCATAGCGGCTGTCCACCTGCATGCCAAGGTCCATCAGGTCATCAAATGTTTCTGTGGCTTTTTGTGCCAGTTCGTCCATGTCGCCATCACTGGCTTCTAGATCGCGTACACTGGGTAAGGCAGCGTCAATCTTGTCAATGGCATTGTCAATTTCAGTTATGGCATATTGCGTGGTGGCAATATCCGGCACAGTTTCGTCTGTATCGGCGGTGCTAGACGGTAAGTCGAAGAGGTCTTCTAATTTTTTAGTCATACCATATTTACCGCTTTTGCGGTATAGTACAGGTTATTTTCCGCCGTTCCTGAACATGTCTTCCTCTGTCAGAACGCGAAATTTTAAGCCGTTGCGGTTGCACCACTTGGTTGCAGATGCCCATTTAGCGTAGTTGATGGCCACTACCATGCGGTCTCTGTTGTTCATTTTGCTTTCAATGATGCTTTGTTTTTTGGGTTTGATTTCGATCACTTCTGCAATCAAGGTGTTCTGGCGTGTTCTGTAGGTGATCAAAAAGTCCGGTATATAGATGCTTTGTTTTCCTGTTACAGGATTGCGATAAGGGATCTGTATGCTTTCACTGGCCCACTGCATCACATTGTCGTTGTTGTCCAGAAATATCATGAACGATAATTCCCAACCAGACCTATAACGTGGCACACCTTTGCCCACATACTTGGCGGGGTTTTTTACAGTGTAGGGTCCTTGGGCAAACTTGCTCATGCCCGGGCATTTCGTGCCGCATAGTAGTTTGGCTGCACAGGTTGTGACACGCCAAGCAGTGTAGCATTACTACGTTGATCGTTAAGATAGTATGCCAGAGTCAGGTTCAGTTCTGCAGTATTGGCAGTTGTTTGCATCTGCTGTAACAATGACAGCACAGGTATACTCTGTTCATTGGCAACTCTGAACAGAGCTGTGGCAAAGTTGGCCGCTGCTGCCGCAGTGGTGCATGTTGTCTTGAAGTAACTGAGCACCACATCATATTCATTGCTGTCAACAAACTGCTCGTATCCGTAAAAACTGTCAAACACTCTCACAGTGAGATCTAAATTGTAGTTGGTGTTGTTAATTGAGCTCATGTGTTAGCCGGTCTTAAAGTCTTTGCCGAACGTACCAACAGCAGGTGGGGCAGCGGTTGATTTAGGAAATATCATACTGTTGGCAGAGTTGGCTGCGTTGCGCATTGCGCCCGGTAAGCTGTTGCGCAACACATCTTGTCGGACAGCGGCAGCATCATTACGTATGATATTGCTGAGTGGTGTTCGTTTCAGTGTTTGATTTACATTAAGTGCTTTTTGTGCGGCACCAATCACATTAAAAATGCTAGGATTAGGACCAGTCAACGCAGTTAAGTCTTCGTAGATGCCTATACCAGCGTCTAGTAATCCGCCTTGACCCAGCACAGTTGACTGGCTGCCAGGACGAGATATTGAACTACGGATCTGGTCGTAATGGGCAGGATCAGCAAACCCAACCACGTTGGTGTCCGGCCGCACAGCGCCAATGGCACCTGAATAGTATTTTACAGTTTCATACTTTATTGACACAGTATGTGTCATAATACCGCCACCTTGACTGTAGTCATAGGTGTCGTGTTTCCAATCTGTGATCATTGGATTCACCAGCACATAGGCAGCAAAATGGTGTTGATTTAGTCCGTAAATTTTGATGTCACGAAAGAAAGGTGGCTTACCTTCTGGAGCAAATGTTCCATCCATGTAACTTTCGCCCACATAGCCCCAGTCGTTTACAAATCTATCGTTGCTGTAGGTGTCACGTGTGTTGTAGCCAAATCCTGTTGGTGTTGTTTGTAAGCTGCCAGACGTTCCATTGGTGTTTGGCACACCTTCGTACTGTTGTACAGGATCTTTATAATAGTAACTGAAGTAGTTGTACCATAAATTGCGAATTAAATCGCCGCCGTCATCATTAAAAGTTATGGTAACAGGTTGATATTCAATTTTACTTTGTACCAGACGTTTACGATTGTACTGATTCATTGTGTCAACTGAGATTTGATAACTGGGCAAGTCAATGGTCTTGACTGACAGGCCAATGCTAGTTTGGTCGCTGTTGTTTAGGGCAGGAATTCCTGTGGTGTTTAGATTAAAGAATGTGTGGAAGTTGAACTTGAAGCGTGGCGCAAGTTCGTATCCATTTGTACGAAAGGTTTTACTGGCGTGGGTATAATCTCTTAACCCGTTGTCGCCAATAAAACCTTTTAAAAAGTTTTGTCCAAAGCTCATTCAGTTACTTAGGCGCCTTGGGTGCCACCTAAGCCGGTTACTGTGCCCAGTGTAGTACCAAGGATAGTGCCTGTTTCGCCAACACCACCGCCAACCACTTGGTTAGCATTGTCGTATGTGATGCTCAGTGCAATGGTCATTGCTTCACTAGTAGCGTAGTTGGCATCACCATAGTTTACTTCTTTCAAGTAGCAGCCATACAGTTCCCACGACTCTAACACTGTTGGAGCAACAGCACCGTTGCCACCGTCCAGCACTTCAAACTTGGTTGTAAATTTGTAATCTGCACCTGCAGCCGCAGATGCCATTTCAAAGAAGTCCAGTTGTTTCTGTAGCTGTGAACCAACCAGTTGTTGTACATTAGCACCAGCATCGTCACGCAAGTTACAACTTACATCGCCCCATGAGTGCTTGCCAGCCATTTTAAGAGTGGAGTTATAGATTGGAATATCTATGTTTTCAAATGTCACTGTTGGGCGTGTAAAGTCAATGACCTGTTTGGTCATCTCGGTAACCGGACCACCTTGCACACCAAAATTTTCAAATATCACTCTAAAGCGATATTTTAATTTTGGCATTAATATGCCAGTAGTGCTTGCACTTTGGTCGCTTGCCAAGGGTACTGTCATTTTGTTTAACGATGCTGAAGCCATAATTTTTATCCTCTGTTACTGTTATTTATGTTATCTATACGTGACTAAAAATAGGGACCCGGTCCCTATTTTATTAGCCTCCGGCAGCAATTTCCCCAGTGTTCTTGATACGCACTGGAATGTAGATAAACTCAACTGCTTTAACTGGCTCAATGGCAATGTCAACATATAATTCGTTACGATCTATACGTGCAGGAGTGTTGTTTGACGCATCGCACACCACTAGATAGTCATAGATACCACGTTTAGCAACTAGGTCAATCATTAGACCGTCAATTGCGTTCTTGATCTGATTGCGTGTGATCTGATCATTTGGCTCAAACAAGAACTGCTTGCCAATGATGTCCAAGCGTCCACGAATAAATGCTACCAAACGTGCCACGTTGATTCGGTCCAGTGCTGTGGTGTTACTTGTGGTTGTTTTGTTACCAAAGTTAGTGATGCCAATGCCGGGAATAAACGTAATTGGGTTGATTGCATTTTCATACAGTACATCACGCAGGCCTTGACGTACTCCTAGCGGTTGAAATTCACCTGTGGTAGCGTTGACATAGCCAAGCTGTACAGCATTGTCAATTACACCACGACGTGTTCCTGCCGGAGCAAACCAAGGAAACGATACTTCGTCACTGCGAATAATTGTACGAATCATCATGTGACTTGGTGCAGTTACCACTGGACTGCCGCTCAGGTCAGTTGTTTGGCAACTTGGATAGAATACACCCATGTACTGATTGCCCACTGTTAGACCGTCACCTGTGTCTAGTCCTAGACCGTTGTTGTTACTGGCCCACAGCAAGATGTCTTGTGGATCTAAACGCAGTGGTGTGTCGCCAATCACAAAGCCGGTGTTGTTACGCTCGTTGTTGAGTGCAATCATGTTTGGCATTAACTCTGGGTATGCAGGTGTTGCCAGCAAGTTGAATTGACGTTGTTCTTCACGCACGTCTGTGTTTACATCAATGCCAGACTTCAATGCAGCCACAATCATAGCACGTTGTGCTTGGCGTCCCATGTACGGAGCACCATTGGCTTTTAGACCACTGGCTGTGACCCAGGCATTGGTCACTGTGGGCAGTGTGTCGTCTGGGAACGTGTCAGCATTGAAGTAGTCAACCTGGAAGCTCTTGACGTTAAATCCTGAACGGCGTGAGTTGAACAACAACATACCTTGTGGATACAGTGATGGGGTTGGAGCATCTAAGTCTAAATAATCACTTGTTAACAAACTAGTGATAGTTGGGAAGGCGCCTGTGATAGGATCGGTGTCACCGTTTGGTGCCCAACGTGCATCAGCAAACAACACACCGTTTTCTGTGGTCTGGTCAGTGTTATCAATGATCACCCACTGATCAACACCATTAACAGGCTGCCAGCGATATAGTTTAGGATAGTTTTCCAAATCACTTGTGTCCACCCATAAGTCACCGTACACCAATGGTGATTCTGCTGTGTTGGTCTGTGTAGTAGGCGCAGTAGCACTGATAATCGGTCCTGCGGCATTTGTATTACTCAAATCAAAACCACGGATGTCGTTTGTTACATTCTGATAACCTTGCCAGTCGCCGTTGTCTTGAATCAAGATGTCAACGTCATCAACAGCACTATAGTACCATAAACGACCTTCTGCTGGATCTTGATCTGGTGCGGCTGCACTTGCTGTGTAGGTAAATGTTGGTGTACCAACCCAGTTACTTAGTCCCAAGCCGAAGGGTACACCATCGAGATAGTTGGTTTTTACTCCAGTTACGCTGGTATTAAATCCGGCTGTGGTGACTGGTGTACCAGTTATATTACGCAATACTATTGTTCCGCCAGCGGAGTGTGTAAACACCACAGCGCCTGCACTGTTGACAGTGGCGCTAACATATGGAATATTGGCAGCACTGACTGCGGCAATAAAGTCCTCAACTGTGGTTCCTGCCAGTGTGGCTGTTGCAGTAGTAATAGTAGCAGTGCCAGGTTGTGTAGCAATAATTTGAAATGAGTTACCTGAAACAAACGGGCCAGGAGTAGTATCGTCACCGGTAATTTCTGTTGCACCAGTGGCATATCTTTCAAATATTGTAAAACTTGATGTGTTGTTGTCTAATATGTTTGCATGAGCATATGTAGATCCAGCAGGAATATTTTTTCCTCCACCGCTTGGATCTGCTGCATATAATTCTTCTCTTTCAGACAGATATACTGGACATGCTTGTGCAACAAATGCACCAAGAATAGAACTGTATTTTTTAACAACTATCTGAGTACCTTGGTTTACATCAGAAATCTTTTGCCATACACTGCCAGTTGGTGCTGGTTGTGTTTGAGTTGAGCCCCAGCGCGGAACTGTGTAGCTTGGACTTATTTGATAGGTAGGAGCAAAATACTCGTCTGCTGTGATACCCAATGTTGTCAGCGCAGTGCCGGATATGTTGGCTATTGAAACAATACCAGTGTTGGCTGTACTGCCATCGTTTGTGGCAGTGGAATCAGCATAGATGTACAGTTTGCCGCCGATGTTGGCTGCATAAACACCAGTGATGGCTGCAGTGTTAATAGCAGTAGAAATACCATCCACTGTGTTGTTGGGCGATGCAGGAACTGTGATTGTTACATCATTAACAGAGAAAGTTTGCGCGGCTGTCAACGTGGTTGGCGCTAGTGTACCGCTCACTGTGGGCCAAGCAGTTTTCCATTCGTCGCTGCCAATTATTACCCAGGTATTGTACAAATCTGACAACTCTGTAGCACTGGTCTGTGCAGATGTTGGGCCACCACGTTTGTAGTAGCCTGGATTAAATGTGCTGGTTGCAGTGACAGCATAATCACCAATGCTGCCAACTGTTTGTAATGGAACTGTTGTGCCAGTTTCTAACTGTAGTGTACTGGTAATCACAATAGGAGTTTGAACAGTGAACACACCGGTTGTGATATTCCATTGGAAAATGCCCCATTCAGTGTTTGCAGTGTCTAGCCAATAGGTATTGTTGTTGGGAGCACCTAGCGGGCGTGATAGCGATGCTGTTAGTTCTGTCAAATCAATGTCCACACGTTGAACATAGCAACGATTGCTCACGCCCAGTGCAGAGTATGCTGCCAACAAGCCGTACTCGTTTAGTTCGTAACCGTTGATTGGAGTGCCAGCAGTGGTCTTGTAGAAGAATGGATTGCCAAAAGTAGCGGCCAAATCTCGCTGACTGGTCATCAAATAAACACGGTTAGCATTGGCTTCCAGCGTTCCTGGTGCAACGCCAACTCCAGCGGCACTGGTTTTGTTCTGTGCTGTTGCTATTAAAATGTATGGTACTGAATTGGTAGCAGCAGGGATATATTGACTTTCGTCAATAATCGTTACTTCTACGCCTGGGGATACTAATGCCATGGTTAAATCCTTTTTCTAAGTTTTAATATTTAGCACCTATGCAGAAAAAACACGATCATTCGGCCCTTTGCAAAGGTTTTCAAAGTTTTTTGTAATAAATAATCCATGCAAAGACCTGTATGCCCTGCCTGTAATCAAAGATCGTGTGCTGTGAACTATCATTCAGATGGTGTGCCGCACTATAGAACACGCTGTGACCACTGTATCAAGAAACAACGTCGAGTGAAGCCTCCGGTGGCTCGTTGGCAATCAACCGGCTATAAGAAAAAAGCCACATGTGACAGATGTGGCTTTAAATCCAAGTACTCTGCGCAAACGTCAGTGTATCACGTGGATGGCAACTTGCACAATACCGGTGTTAACAATTTGAAAACAGTGTGTTTAAACTGCACGGTTGAGATCAAGAAGTCTGATTTGCCCTGGCGGCCAGGCGACCTGGTACCTGATTTATAACAGTTTGTATTTGTTTATACAGTGAGTCAATGTCGGCGTTGTTGTACAACACAAAATCAAAGTCAGTGCCAACCCAAGCTGTTTCGCTAACATGGATACCTTCCGCCTTTAGCCAGGCCCGTGCTTTGGTATCGCCCAGATTTGCTTTGGCAGCAATGGTGGACCAGTGCGGCTGGACGCCGCGCTCGATGCAGACAATGATACCACCAGCAGCTCGCAATGATTTAATTTCGTTAGGAAACCGGCAATCAGATATTACAATGTTATCTTGGCTAGTTCTCAGTTTGTTTTCTAAACTGGCAATCCAAATATCATCATGGAATCCCACCCGACACACTTCTGTTCCCCACAACTGTAGCATCAGTCGTGGTGTCAGTTCAGGCATATTTAAACGTTCAGCCCACCAGGCATCCACCTGTTCTCTCCATTCACGGGCCTGTGCTGTTTGCCCTTCTAGCAGAGTACGATCCCACCCAAACACCTGTGCCACTGCATCTTTAAGGCTGTTGGCAAAACTTTCACGCCTGTATTCGTGGAAATTCACCAGGTAGTCTGCTACTGTATCTTTACCGCTTGAAATAAATCCGCATACTCCAATGATCATTTTAACTCCCGAACATTAAGATGTTTTAGTGTGTTTTGCAACATGCCAATTTGTCTACGACAATCTTCTAACGCATGATGACTTGTAGGCGGGATAGGCTGGCCTGGCCACAAGCTGTAAATGGTTCTTGTGTCTCTAATTTTATAAAACTGCCACGGTAAGCCCATCCCATAGCTTTTGTAGGCATGCTCGAGGATGTTAGCATCATACGTGGGCCCGTTCATCCAAATACGATTACATTTCCAGCAAAGTTTGTGTAATTCTGTTAATGCTTGATCTAAAGGCATTCGTCCTTCTTCGTTAAAGGCTTCGTCTCGCGCTTCTGCTGGTTGCATTGCCCACCATTCAAGGGTTCCTTGATCGATACTGCGATCAGGTTGGCTTTCTAACGTTATTCGAGCATAAAACTTGTGCTCATACCATCCATTACCCAGCGGGTCAAAAGTTTGACAAGCTATTGTTAAAATAGTAGTATCTGGGCCTGTTGCAAGCCCCTCAATATCGATCATAGCATCCATTTTTAAATTATAACAATAAAAATAGATTTTGTCAACTAAATAGAAGTGCCGATCACGTATCTGGACAATACTACCGGCTCTAACAGTTGTCTAAGAAAGCCCTTACCCAATCACCCAACTCAATGGTTGTGAACCATCCACATAGTTCTTGAGATCGGTTAATAATAGATCCATTTGTGCTGTGGCTTCGCTTTTCATTGCGGCACCGTTTAAGGTTCCGCCGCCCTGTGGGCCAGCAATGGTACCGAATTTCTCACGTGCTTCACCAATGATCATTTTACAGTTGGCCACCATGTAATCACGTATCCATTGGCTGATTTGAAAGTCACTCAGCAGGTTGAATTCGGGTTTGAGATTGTAGGTCCATAACAGCACATTTTCGCCAGTGCCTTTTGGGTCGCGGATAATCTGTAATTTCTTAGTGACAGGATTCCATGTGTAGTTCATGTAGCCGCCGAACATGCGAGCGGCCAGTTCAACATACTGGCTGTAGAAGTCATAAGTGGCCAAGCCGCCTGCCACATTGAAATTCATTAGATAAACATTAACACTGGCCTGGCTGAACGGATCAAAGTTTGACGAAAACGGCCCGGCTGCATCACCAAACGTTCTACGAAAAATCTGACGAACCTGTATGGTTTCTTGGGGTAAGGTATAGATGTTTACGTCCCGGACCAGTTCCATGAACGTATAGCTTTCTTCATACGCACCCTGAGCACGTTGGCGATACACACCTATTGTTTTTTGATAGGCAGCTTCGTAATGCTCTGCATCCAGTTCAATATCAATGATCTGTGAAGCCAGTTGTAACTGCACATATTCAATGAGATTTTGTTTCAGTGTGTCAAGACTTGATTGTTCTTCAATTGCCATCATAAACTCCGTTGTTTATATTTATGGTCTTAATCGAATCTGCTTTAATGTTAAATGTACTGGTTGAATTCTTTGCTTTGTTAAACGACACTATAGTGTGTGCATCTACATTTTCTGGGCAAAACTTGCACTGTTCAACGGGATCATCAATTCTATCAATAAATTGTCGACCCCGTGTGGCAAACTCGTCAATCGTAAGTGGTTTGTATCTGCGTAATCCACTTAGCAAGAAGCGGTCGTGCTCGGACAGATCAAGAGGATATTGCTTATCAAATTCTGGCAACAGTCCGGCTGGACCACATTTGTACAACTTGGCCCAGATAAAATGATAACTTTGAAACTTTTGAAAACCACAGTTTTCGTGTGCCACAATAGGGTCACTTTGATGCAGTGTGAGTTGTCCTTGATCATTGGTCACTATGGCTGATTTACTAAACTCGGTGTACACCCAAACGTGTACATGCACACCGTTGCTGTCAACAAACGCATAGTCTGCACCCCAGGTTGCTCTGGTGCCATCGGACTTGAGTGCCTCTTTGCCTTCGTAAAATGTTATATCGCCTCTGAGAAACTTGCGTATCTCTTCAAAGTACTGTGGTAAATCATTGATGTTATGCACACTGACACCTATCCAATTACCATCTTCTTCTCGGTAGTTTAACAGTGCTTCATACAGACCAGGCACATGATTCAGGCGAGTGCCATTGGTCAGTACGTTTACTTTTTTGCCCCACAAGCGATTGAGTCCAATGATCCAGTCGCATATGGTTGGATTTAACAGTGGCTCACCACCTAATATAGTGACTCGTTGCAGTCGGACTTTTGTGGCCCACTCAGTGTACTGAGATTCATAGTCACTCCAACGTTGCCAACCTTTGAAGTCGTAGTCATTGAATCTATTGCACTGTGGACAGGTTAAATTGCAAACATTAGTTATGTAAAACTCAATGTTTGGAATGTATATTCTTGGATCATCTGGGTGCTCGTCTGGAAAACGTATAGGATATCGCATCCATTACTTACCAGCTCTTGAGTATGATCAAGTTCTCTGTGCCACGTCCGTTAAACGCAGTTTCTGTAGTGGTCAAGTCCTTGTAGATCTTCCTGGCAGCGGGCTTGCCTGCGGCACCCAAGGCCTTAAGAACATCTGCAGGCTTACGCACAGTCTTTTGCAGACTTTCTACTGTGCTAAACCCAATCACGGAGTTTGACTTCACAGTGAATGCCTGTGTATAGCTGTCTGCCACAAGATGGATCAGTTTGCGTTTCTTAGTGTCATACAACCAGGCTTCGGCTTTGTCTACTAGACTTGCGGCAGGTAAACCTTTGAGTTTGAGTTCTGCAAATTCCATCACATGTTTGAACTTGGCGGCACGTTTCTCAGGTGGCACTGCCCGAACTTTACGCGGCTTGCGTTCAACCTTTTTAATCTGTACGTATGCACCACAGTCCGAAATTACCAGCTCACAGAACTTTACGCAATTCCGTAACTGCACCTTGCTCAAGAAACTGTAGCCCTGCACCAGGTCCGCATCCTTGCCTGCCACTGCCGCATCAAATTCTTCTAATTTGCGTGTCCAAATTTGTTTAATGTCATTGACCATTTGCGGAGCAACATTCATTGAACGCATAAGCACCACAGGTTTGTAGTCTGCTGTGAGTTTGGCGCCTTCTTCGATAAAGTCGTCAAACAATCCGTCCAATTCACTTGCACACTCTGACACCTTTTCACGCAGTCGGTCCTGGATTGTGATTCGTGGCACCCCATCATCCGCTATCACTTCTTCCGCCACAGCATCTTGTTTGGATTCTAAGATATCTTTTAGCAGGTTATCCAGTTTGATCTGCTCGTGATCTGTGAGCTCCAGTCCCACCTGGCTCATGCGACACAGCCAGCCTGTGGTGAGTCTGATTGAACTGTCTGGAATGCGTTTAAGGGTGCGCACATCGTTTTTACGGCCATGTGTTTCCAGATAGTTCACAATCATTTCACGTGCGTCTTTTTTGCCGTAAAAGTAATTGTACCAACTGAATGCATGGCTAAGAGCACTGATACGACCTTCTGTGGGCTGAGTTTTCCAAGTGGGTTCCATGCCCATGGCATTGGTATCTGCACTGCGTGGGTTTAAGGGTTTAACGGGTTTAGTTGCGATCATAATATTCCTTACTTAGTTCTGGGCAAGTGTTTTACAGCGTCAAAAAGTTTAGCGGCACGTTTAACGTCAAAATTTTTGTGTTTGTACATCCAGGCTTTTTTACGTTCTGCTGTTTCCAATGCCTCTACCAGTTTCCATTTAGTGTCAAAGTCCACTGTCATTATTATACGGCTCATGTCCACAATATCCAATGCATACTCTACCCATTTTTCTGTTGCCTTTACTTTGTAATAGGAAGAATAAAAAGGTTTGCCTTTTGGGCCTGTGTACTTTGCTAAAAAGTTAACAGCTTTCATAACATACTCCTGGAGTGGTTAAGTGTGTATTATAGCAAAGATACATTTAAGTGTCAATCTTTTCTAAAGTGTTGTTTTTAGAACACAGTACCTTTAAACTGCTCATAATCGTAGAATGCTACTAAAGCATGATCTTTAAAATACGCAGTAATGCCGCCCAAATCCTCGCGAGCATCCCACCCCGTTTGTTCCAAAATAACATTAGTAGCACGTACCTCAAGCTCGTCCATTAAGTCGTTGCCTGTGTCGTCGTAACTTTGCAGGGCTTCTGCCTCATAATCTAAAGTGTATACTTCAGTATTATTAATTTGTGCGCTGTGTACATCTGTAAGCATAATGGCTCCTTATTGTAGTTAAGCTCTAATTATAGCAAAATGGGAATATTCAGTCAACCAGCACCATAAATAACGTATGCCAAGACTTTCCATGTACCGTCCTAACCGGACAAACGATTACAAATACTTAGATCAAGTTATAAGTGAGCAATACACTGTTGGCGGATTGGATATTTACATACATCGGTATATGGGTCCGTCAACTGGCGACCCCGGTGACGCAGATGCTACCTTACCTGTTTACGACACTTCAAATCCGTTGTTCATTGAAGATTTGTTGTTGCTGGAAAACCGTGATCGACAGTATGATCCAGATGTGTATGTACAACGTGGGGTGTATCGTGTGGCCGACGTTGACTTTGATCTTACCCAATTTGGCCTGTTCCTAAACAACGACACTTTATTCATCACATTTCATTACAATGACATGATTGACACCATTGGGCGCAAACTCATGTCAGGTGATGTGATAGAAATTCCCAATCTAAAGGACTATCATCCCTTGGATAAAAGTCTAGCCAAAGCATTGCCGCGATGGTATGTGATTCAAGATGCGTCTTTTGCATCTGAAGGTTTCAGTCAAACTTGGTTGCCGCACTTGTGGCGGGTCAAAGCCACTCCAATGGTCAATGCTCAAGAATACAACAGCATTACCAAACAGGCATTTGAACCCAACAACATCTGGGATCCCGGCAACTATTATCCAGCCGGTACTGTTGTGAACAACGGCGACAAGTACTACACTGCTGTTGGCAATGTTCCGCCAGGCACAGACATAACCAATACTGCTTACTGGGCAGAAAAGACACCAGACACCATTGCAGGAAAAACGTCTACTCGCACAAAAGATCTAGAACTGAACGATGCAATTTTGGTACAAGCCGATGTTGAAGTTCCGCTGACCGGATACGACACTGTGAAGTTTTATATTCTACCCACAGCAGAGGATGGACAACCTGCACAGTCAGGCTTGACAGCAGACGAAACACCGCCCACTGTGGACGGTACCCAAGGCGGCGAAGGTACTACTCCACGTTCAGATGGCTACACCATTGGCTACTTGACCGGAGATGGCATTGCTCCCAACGGATTGCCTGTGACTGCAGGTGTTAGTTTTCCAGCATCACCAGCAGTTGGCAACTATGCCTTACGATTAGATTACTTCCCAAATCGCCTGTTTCGTTTCAATGGTGCGTCGTGGGTCAAGATTGAAGACAGTGTTCGTATTAAACCGGTGTTTGAATCCGAAGGACCGGCAGCGTCACAACGAGCCAGTTTTGTCAACAACAGAAACACAGTACAGACCTCGGACCGTGGTGCTATTCCAAGCCGACAGAGTTTGAGTGAGATACTCAAACCCAATGCAGACAATGGTGGTTAACGAACAATGACAACACAAAATTCAGCCGCAAACCCGATGTTTTTTTTCGATGAACAAATACGTCGCTTTTTGCTACAGTTCACCCGTATCTTTTCAAACTTTCAAGTAGAATACGGACGCAACGAAGAAGGAACAGCACACGCTCTAGTACGTGTGCCCATACGCTACGGAGATTCCAGCAGACAAGTGCAGACCATCATGCAGAACAACTCTGCTAGTTTTATGACTTCTGTGCCCATGATGAGTTTTTATATTTCTGGATTTGATTACGATCGTCCCAGAATGCAAGAACCCTACTATGTCAGCAACATCTCTGTGCGTCAACGCACATATGATGATGTCACTGACACGTACGAAACCACACAGGGCAATGCGTTTACTATCGAACGCCTGATGCCTGTGCCTTATAAACTAACGCTGAAGTTAGATTTATGGACCAGCAACACCAATCAAAAAATGCAGTTGTTGGAACAGATTGTGGTGTTGTTCAATCCTGCTTTGGAAATCCAAAGCACAGACAACTATCTTGACTGGACCAGTTTGAGCATTGTGGAGTTAGAATCAACACAGTGGACCAGTCGTAGTGTTCCGGTTGGCACAGAAGATCCCATTGACATTTGTACAATGACATTTACCCTGCCAATTTGGATCAGTAGCCCGGCCAAGGTCAAGAAACTGGGCGTGGTCGAACGTATCATTGCCAACATATATGATGCCAAAGGCGATGCGTCAAATGCAGTGTTGGACAACGATCTGTTGCTGGGCACCCGCATGGTAATTACACCATGGGATTATCAAACCTTGTTGATTGGCAATAAATTACAAGCATTACGTCCCAGTGCTGTGATTGACGAGCCCAATGCCAGTTTAACTCCGCCAG